TCATACGCTATCCCCTAGGTAACGGAATCCCTGCACGGCTCGCAAATGTCCGCCAAAGCCTGTGCCGGCATCTGACCCCATCGCTTTTTGCAGGCAGGCGCGTGAGCGCACTTTACTGCCACCGTGAAGTTGCGCCGATACTTGTGTCCATTTTGGGTCTCGGCGCAGGGCGGCGGCAAGGCCGGGGTGGCTGGTGTGGAAAAGTGTGCGTAGCGGACGCGCATAGCGGTTGTTGCCGTCTAACCAAAGCTGGCAGCAGCCGTTGAGGAATCGCATGCCTACGCCAGCGCCTTGCCATTCCGGCATCACCACCAAACGACAGGCGCGTGCCTCGGCCATGCCGGGGCGGGTAGAGAAGGCAATGTGTGCCACCGGCAGCCCTCTGACCAGCCCCATGTAATGGGCGGAAGCCACCATCGGCGGCAGGTCTAAATAGTGATGCGGCGCAAACAGGCGCCAGTCGGCCTGGCGGCAAGGGTATATTTCCAGGTCGATGCGTGGGCGTTGCCTAGCCCACCCCCATTGGAATGTGCCGCTCTCGGTATCAAAGACCCAGTCCGGCTGTATCCAGTCAAGGATGTCGTAATGGCAGGATAGTAGTACGGCTTGCGGTCGTCCGGCGATGCGCCGCCAGCTCTTGGCAAATGCGCCCGCACCTACTTGTGCAATCTGCCGGTCAACTACGGAGGAAAACTCGTCCAACACGGCAAACACGGGTGCCTCGCAAATCAGACGGGCAAGGTTGGCGCGAAAGCGCTCACCGTTGGAAAGGGCATGGTAGGGGCGCAGCCAGCTGGGGACGGTGCCAAGACCGACCGATGCCAGCGCGGCGGTTACGTCATCAAAACTACCATCGGGGGCAATGGCATCGACAATCGGACAATCGCGCGGCCATGTCGGGGCATAGAGTTTGCCTAATCGCTTGCCGATGCTGGTTTTACCGCTGCCAGATGGTCCGACGATAACGCCAATTTGCCAAGGCCGTGCGTCCAGTGGCAACGCCGCCTCGATATGTACGTCGGCGCCGTTTTCAACGTTAAACAGGGATTTGACCCGTGCCGCGCGGTAGCTGTCAAAATCGGTGCAATGGTGGTGGATGGTGATGGTGGTCATACGTTGACCACCTTGAGACTGTAACCTTCTGCACGCAGCCGTTCGTAGGTGTTGCGCTGCTCGGTTTCGTCTGTGCAGCGGATGATGACTGCATATTGTGGACGGTACTTAAAGCCGTTTTTGCCATATTTCATGGGCGTCAGGGTCTCCTGTTGTCTGACGCTCGGCGGCATTCTTGCAGGTGATGGTGTAGAGCCGCTTGCAACGTGGGCATTTAATCGCGATGGTGCCGAGCAGGTCACGGCTTTCAGCGAGTAATTTGTTGCAGGTGCAGCGGTGTTGCATGGTCGGCATGTGTCCTCTTGCGTCGCCTGATGTTAATCGGTAGGCTTGCCGCCCTCTCGCGAGAGGAGCGGATCTTGCTCGTGGTGGTCACACACCGCGGGGGCTGGCGCGCTGTTCGCGCGGCGCGCCGGTCGTCCGTTTGCTGTGGGAGATTTTCAGGGATGGGCGCCGCTGGCGCGGTTAGACTGGTTTGGGATTTGCCAAAGATTAAGGCAGGCGTTGCGCCTGCCTTATTTTTTGTTGTCAAACGACAGCCGCAGCTGGGTGCGGCGCTGGATGAGTGCTTCCACTTTTTCTTTGACGCGCAGACTGTAGCCGTCTGCCCAGCCGTATTTGCGGTCGACGTCGCGCGACGGCATCCGTTTCAGGTCTTGGTAGGCCATCATCCAGCGCGCGAAGATTGCGGGGCGTTTGGTCACGTAGAATTTTTCGCCGGAAAAGGTTTCGGCGAGGTGTACCAGCACGCGATTGACCGCCTCGGCGGCGGTCTCGGCGGGGATGCCTGCGGCGACAAGCGCGCTGCAGGTGTGGTCGGCCAGAGCGGCGAAAAATTCGCCGCTTTCGTTGATGTCCGGTTCGGGGATTTGCACGCCCCATTGAAATTCGCTCATGCGCTCTCCGTGGCGCCCTGCAACCAGCCTTCGAGCATGTTGTAGAGCTTGTTGGTCTCGTCGTCGGCAAGGTCGGCAAGGTTGTTTTTACCAAAATAACGCTTGATATAGCGGTTGAAGCTGCTTTTGTCCTTGCTCTGCACGATGCCGCACCGGCGCAGTTCGTACCATTTGCCGAGGCAGGCGCGTTGCTGGCGGGTGAGCGGGCGGCGGGCATCCTTGAAAGCGCCGAGGCGGGTCATTTCCATCAGTACGCGGGCGCGCTGTCCGGTACTCATGTCCTTGCTGCTGCTTTTGCCGGTGAGTCGCTGCAGGAAGGCACGGTAGGTGTCGTCATCCATGCCGAGGCGCGCTTTGCCGATGTGGATGCGAGCGGTTTGGTTGCCGATATACATGGTCAGCCTCCGAGGGTTTCGAGGGTGGCAGCAAGCAGCGTCTGCGCGTGTTGCAGGTTGGCGATGGCGTGTTCGCGGTCGTTGTTATTTAGCGCCATTGAGGTATCTACCAACGTCACGATCAGACTGCCGACTACTTCGGCGGTTTTTTTGTTCTGTTTCTGTTCGGTGTTCATGGGCGTTCTCCATTTTTAATTGTCGGGCAAGGTTTTCAAGCAGAGCTTCGGTTTCGGCAGCCTCTTTCGGGTCGCGGGCGGTTTGTGGCGGTGATGGCAGGGCGGGGGGTGGGGGCAGGCAGTCGAGGAAGTGGCGCGGTGCCGGCCAGTCGGTCATCTCGGCGCAGAGGCAACGGAAGGCACACTCGATGCGGGCAACGTCTGCGGGTTGCCAATCCCGCCGTGCCAGTGTTTCCAGCCATACTTCGGCGACGGTGGTAACGCTTTCGGCGGGCGGCGCGCCGCGCAGTCGCAGGGTGACCAGCTTGATGAGGCCAACGATGATGGCGTTGTGGATTTCTTTCGGCATGTCATTTGAGCATCCCGGCAAGCGCACTTACCGCCGCGCCGGTTTTGCTGTTGGTAGCAGGGGCGGCGTTCGCCGGGGTGGCGGGTGTCACCACACTGACGGCGGCGGGGCGGTAGTGAGTCAGCACTTCATAGAGGTATCCGTGGTTTTTCAGCGGCAGGGTAAGTTTGCCGCTGTCGCGGGTGGTCAGCACCTCCTGCATTGCCCACAGCCACGCGGCGGGTGGTGCGTCATACACCGCGCCCTTGCGCTCGATGCGCTGCGCCTGTATGTCCGGCAGAATTTCGCCGAGCAGTTTGGCGACGCGAGCGAAGGTCAGTTCGGTCTGCGACGGGCGAAAGAGGCCGAGGTAGCGCATGGTCAGGGCGGCAAGGTCGCCGCCCAGTTGCACTAACAGGCGCAGCGCGGCGCGGGCATCGTCGTGGGCAATCAGGGCGTCAAGGCTGAGGGTGGCGCCGCAGTTGGGGCAACGGGTTTTCATGGTTGGCGCCACTCCATGCGGGTATCGATGATTTTGCCGTCATCGTCCAGGGTGTTGGTGATGGCGCGCAGTTGGTCATGCTCTTCCAGCTCCAGCCGTATTTTTTGCGGGCGCTCTTCTTGTGTCAGCGGATTGACCACGCGGGTGATTTCAACGGCGGCAAGCCTGTCCACGATGTCGCGGATTTGTGCTTCGCTGACACCGTTTTTGCGCAGTCCGCTTTCGAGCGTGCCCTGGCAGGCAAAGAACAGGTTGGCGTTTTCTTGCGGGGTGATGCGGGTGATAAGGCTCATGACCAACCCCGTGCCTTGATGAGTGCCTCGGCGGCGGCGATGATTTCCTGTTCGGCGGCGGCGCGGCGGTAGTGGCGGTCGAGCGGATTCAGCTCCGGCGCTTCGCTGGCGCGCAGGCTGGCGACGGCCTGTACCAGCTCGCGTTCGGCGGGCAGGGGAATGCCGCGCAGGTGGTCGTAGATGTCCATCGTAAACAGCAGGGCACGACCGCTAAAACCAACCAGGGTGAGGAAAGCGCCATAGGCGGCCATGCCGGATTCGGCGCTGATGGCCCCTTTGATGACGACCAGCGTCCCGATGGCGGCGCAAAGGAAGCAAACCCGTGCGGCATAACGTTCGGCCATTTTCAGCGCTTTCATTGTTGCCACCCCTTGAGTTGTTGCAGCAGCAGGTAATCGCTGTGGCTCAGGCGCACGGTGTGCCAGCCCTGGCGGATTTCGATGGTGCCGTCGGCGTCGCGCAGGTGGTAGCTCAGGCGGTCGCGGCGGCGCAGTTGGCCGATGAACCAGTCAATCAGGGTTTTCATGGCTGTACTCCTTCGACTTCGTGCGGGGTGATGACAAAGTCTTCGACGCCCCTGACCACGGTGACGCCGGACACGGTGGCGGCGATGTCCATTTCGGCGAGCATGGCGTCCTTGTTCACTTCTTCCTTGACGCGGACGAAGCGGGTCAGGCCAAGGGTGCGCAGCGCTTCCAGCACGGCCTCCTGCGAGCGGATGCGGATGGACGGCGGGCGCAGGCGCCAGCTCACCTCACCGGTGATGAGGTTCGCTGTTTTGCCTTTGGCGGTCAGCTCGGCGCGGTTAGCCTCGCACCAAGTCTGGATGCCGGTTTGCAGCGCTTTGGCGCGGTCGGCAAGGGTGTTGATGCCATCCTTGTGGCGCTCTGTGATGGCGGCAATTTCGTCGTTCATGGTGGCGACGGCGCGGGCGTGTTGGCGCTGGACGTCGCCGAGGTCTTTAATCCAGTTTTGTGTTTCTTCTCGGCTTTGCGGCGCGGCGAGGGTTGCCGCCTTAATGCGTTTGTTGCTGGTTTTGGCCATGTTTGGTCTCCGGTTAAGATGGTTTTAATGGGCGGTTAAGGCAAATCAGCCTGAGCGGCACGACGCTCGGCCAGATACTGTTGCAGGGCATGGTTTTCGCCGCGCAGCCAGTCAAGATGACCGTGGGCGATGATGCTGATACTGTCGCCGGCGGTAATGTCGGCGTAGCTGGTGGTTTTGGTGATGACGAGGGCGCTGTCGTAATAAAAGAGGCTGTGGATGCAGCTCACGCCGATGTTCATTACTGCTCGGATGTTATCGCCAAAAGTCAGGGAGATTTCGACGGCACCGCCCTGCCACTTCGCAGCATTGCGGACGGTTTCAACACGCGGCTCTTTGTCCTGTATGTCCTGCGCGACTTGCAGCGCACACGTCATGCGGTTTTGGATGTCGGTCAGCATGGCGTTGAGCTTGTTTGCGAGGGGATACAGGTCCGCGTGGTAGGGGGTGAGCGGGTCATAGTCACTCTCGCTTATCGCGCGGCAGTAGTCATCCCACAGTTGCTTCTCGGCGTCTGCGAGGTTCATGCGTCGCCCTCCTCGTCGTCTTCCCAAAAGTCATCCATTTCCCAATCTTCATCCTCCTCTTCGGGGGTAACGATGCGCAGCGAGAGCTCGCCATCATTGCCGCTGGTGAGTTGCAGGACGGGGGCAATGCGTGTCATGCCTTGCGCCTCCATCACTGCGGCCAGTTCCAGTGAGGCGTTTATCCATGCTTGCAGCACGGTTTCCAGGTCTTTTTGATTCATATGGCCTCCTCAAATGGCATTGAAAATATCGGCGGTAACTTGGCGGTAGCCGAGTTTGGCCGCTTCGTTCAGGGCGGCGGTGACGGTGTTGTTGACGATGAGCGGGTAGAGCAGGCTCATCACTTGTTTGCCGTCGGCAGAGGGGCGGGTCAGGCGGGCGACGAGGCCGCTCACGGCATCGGCGGCGAAGACGTCCTCGAAGGCAACATCAAGGCGGCGCAGTTTGTGGGTGAGGTAGTCGGCGACGAAGGCGTTGAGCGGTTGCAGCTCAATCTGCTCGCAGCGGCGTACCACCTCGCGCAGGTCGGCATTGCGCTCGGAGAGCTTGAGCTTAAGTTCCGGCTGGCCGATGAGGACGATGCCGAGCAGGCGGCGCATCCCGTCCTCCAGCTCCCAGAAGCGCTTGAGGTACTTGAGCATCGGCACGGTGAGGTCGTGCGCCTCGTCGATGATGAGGCAGTGCTTGTTGCCCGCGCGGCTGCTCTCGGTCAGCAGGCGCTGGATTTGTCGCGCCTTGGCCTCCATAGAGCGGCGTGGGGTAGCGGTGCCCTGGCTGACGTCCTCGATGATGGCGTCGCAGAGGTGGGCGGTGGTCAAGCGCGCCTTGTCGATGCTTTGCGGCTGGATGACGATGATCGGCTCGCCTGTGTATTTGATGCCCTCGATCAGGTCGCGCTTGAGCGTGGTTTTGCCCGCGCCGCTCTCGCCGATGATGGCGACAAACCCCGCCTGTTTGGCGGCAAAGAGCATGTTTTGTCGGATGTAGCGCTGCTCGTCGGAGAGATAGACGTCGTCGCGGGTCTGGACGTCATCGACGAAGGGGGATTGGGGCAGGCGGAAGAGCTGGCGCGCCTGTTGGGTCAAGACTTGCATGTCGGGGTACTCCCATGTTTTCGGGGTGGTTGGCCAGGCGACGGCGGCGGTAATACCGAGGTCGGCCAGACGGGTTTCAATTTGCGCGCGCAGGGCGGCAGGGTCGGCGGATTTGGGATATTCGCCGTGGCGGATGATGCGGTTGATGGCGGCGACGCTATAGGGCTTGCCGTCGGGACGTAGCACGCCTGCCGCCAGTTGTGCCTGACTGATGCCGTGCGCGGTGAGGATGTCGGCGAGGGTCATGCAATCTCCTTGGCGCGCGTGAACAGCGCCGGTTGCAGCAGGCATTTCAGGGCGTCCTCAAAGGCGCTCTCCGGCAGGCCGTCGGGGTAGGTGGCGCGGATTTCGCTGTTGAGCTCCGGGGTGATGGTCATTTCGGTGGCGCAGTAGCGGATAAAATCCATCACCGGTAGGATGCGCTCCTCGCGCGGTGCCGCCTCGGTTGGCACAAACAGCGGATTGACCGGCAGTTGCTGCGGTGCGGTGGCGGCGACTTTGCGCGGGCGGCCTTGACGCGGGAAGTGCTGAATCTTGCTCGGCGCAGGCTCGCCCGGAAATGGGTTGAGCGTGCCGGCGAAAGCCGGGGCGGATTTGCTTACGCGCAACTTGTCCACCTCCTGCGCGTCGCGCGTCCCCCAGGCACGTTCGTCCAGCGCCTTGCGGTTGGTAGTGAGGACGTCGTCCGGCGCCTGTTGAAAATGACCGTCCACCGGCACGGCATCGGCGGCAAAGCCCCAGTCATCGACTTCCAGCGGTGCGATTTCGTAGCGCTGCATCTTGCCGTAGCGGTCGGGATGACTAACCCAGATGCTCGGCGCGGCGTAGGGATTGACCTGTACCGTGACCGTCTCGCCGATGCGGATGTTGTCCACGTCGGCGACGCGGTAGCGGCGGGCGCCGGACACGGGGGGGGGGGGGGCGGGGGGGGGGGGGGCGCCCCCCCGCGG